AATTTTTGATGTTTTTTTTGATGTTTTTAATGTTTTTTTATTATATTGTGCAATTGTTTTTTTTGTTTTTGTCATTTATATATAATAATATTATATTTTTTATTATATTGTGCAATTGTTTTTTTTGTTTTTGTCATTTATATATAATAATATTATAAATTCTTATATAGGACATCGTTCGCAATCATTTTTAGCTATAGAATAGTAATAAAATTAATATAAAATAAACATAATACGAATTGTAAATGTAAAATAAATGTTTAAAAATTATAATATATTTTAAAAATAACATGTCCGAAGTAGTTTCTGGCAAAACATTGCAAAATATTCAAGAACAAATGTCGGCTAATGTGATAATCGCTATAACGATGAGTTTGATAGTTATTACCTTGTGTTATTACTTTTACTATACTGGCATTAGTGGGATTGTGTCGCCCCTGAAAATTCGTGAATGCAATTTAATGACTAGTGTGTATGGCGAATTGAATGGAAAAATCCGTCCCATTAACACATCATCTATTTCATCAGAACAGTTTAAACATAATTTGAGAGACTACTATATAAAATCGGCATATAACGCATGCAGTGGGGGGTCGTATCGCAATGATTACGTCAGTACATGTGTCTTGAAAAATATTTTAAAGCAAGGAGTTAGAGGATTGGATTTCGAGATATTTTCGGTAGACAACGAGCCAGTGGTTGCCACTTCTACAACGGATAATTATTGTGTAAAAGAAACGTATAATTATGTTCCATTTTCGGAAGTGATGGATGTTGTATTGATGGCGTTTACTGGTTCATATGCACCAAACCCCACCGACCCTATATTGATGCATTTGCGGATAAAGAGTGAAAACCCGATAATATATGAAAAAATGGCGGAAATATTTAAGCGTAACGATTCCCGTTTTTTGGGACCCGAATATAGTTATGAAAACGGCGGAAAAAATATGGGAGATGTGGCACTGCACTCGTTGCTCGGCAAAATAGTTCTCATTGTGGACCGATCCAATACTGCCTTTTTAGAATGTCAGCCGTTTTACGAATATGTGAATATGTGTAGCAATGCAACTTATATGCGTTTATTGCACTATTATGACGTAAAATACACGATGGATATCGTGGAACTCATTGAATATAATAAGTTATGCATGACTTTTGCTCTGCCGGATAAAGGCAGCAATCCACCCAATCCAAGTTCGGTGGTGATGCGAGAATGTGGGTGTCAAATGCTGGGAATGAAATACCAAACGGTGGATGAAAATATTGAAGAAAATGATATATTTTTTGATGAGGTTGGATACGCGTTTGTGTTAAAACCAGAACCCTTGAGATATAAAGAAATAGTCGTGGATACTCCCGAATCTCAAGATCCTAAATTATCGTATGAAACACGACAAATATCGACTGATTTTTATAATTTTGATGTCTAAAAGTTGATTTAACAACAAAATAATTAATATTAATTTAAATGATACTACTAATCGGTTTTTTTGTAATTAAAAAATAAATATATAAAATTTTATTTTTGTTAGTATGTTGGTTTGTTTCTTGGATTTTTTGGATAAATAACAAAAAAATGATTTACAATTCCACTTTTTTTGTTTTTAGCACTTGTTAATCCACTCGACGCACTTTATTTAATAATAATATTAACTACTATGACGGCTATGATGAATTTAAAAGAATATTATACCCAGGTTGTTATCGACCAAGTAGATTCAGCAAAAATGCAAGCCTGGGCAAATAATTTATCTCCCGAAGAATTGGTAAAGGTCGCAAATCGGTGTCCGGATCTGTTTAAATACTTGGACCCAGAAAAACAATCGGAAAAGGTTCAGTTAGATGTGGTTATACAAGATGGATATGCTATCGAATATATTAAAAACCCGTCGGAATCCGTTCAATTAGCAGCGGTTACATGCTATGGAGGTGCTATCCAATATATTATAAATCCATCGGAAGCCGTGCAATTGGCGGCGGTTACAAAAAATGGAATGGCTATCCGATATATTAAAAATCCATTAGAAGCCGTGCAATTGGTGGCGGTTACAAAAAATGGAAATGGATATGCTATCCAATATATTGAAAAACCGTCGGAATCCGTTCAATTAGCAGCGGTTACATGCGATGGAGGTGCTATCCGATATATTGAAAATCCATTAGAAGCCGTGCAATTGGCGGCGGTTACAAAAAATGGAATGGCTATCCGATATATTGAAAATCCGTCGGAATTCGTTCAATTAGCAGCGGTTACACAAAAATATTGGTATATTATTAAAAACCCATCGGAAGCCGTTTTTCGGTTGGTTGATGATGATGATGATGTTAATTTGTTGTGGTTGAGTTGCTTGATATTGTTGTTGATGTTGATGCTGTTGATGAAGTTGCTAATTAATAGAAAGTAAGTACGTACCTTAATATGTATTAATATTTATACTTTTTGCCTGTTTTTTGTTTGTTATTCTTTCACAGATAACATTGGCTGGCTTATTTTTACTATCTTTCTTTACTTTAAACTAACAAAAAACAATTTTTACATAAATTATACATATAAAGATTGATTTGTTGCTACAAACTTAAGTGTTAATGCTGGTATTTGTCTTAATATAGATAGCCACACGATATTTCCCAAGTATTCCGCCACCACTTCTAATTCTGCCGAAATGCTGTTTATTTTCAACAAAGCTTTTACAAACTCCCCTGTGAATATATTTTTTTCTCCCACCTTTTGCAGCACCAATTTACATGATTCGGGGGTTTTGCACTCACACCATTCTTGGACGAAAGAAATCAAGTCAAATTGCATGGTATATTCTTCACCAGTATTCATATATTCGCGTGATTCAATTTCCTCATATTCGTCATATAATTGTCGTATATAATCCAATGTATTTTTTACATTTACATTTGTATCTTCTGGAACCAATAACACTCGTTTTTCCTCGGGCACTCGCACCGAGGCAAAGCAACTAAGTACAGAAACCGTTTCAATGGCATTCAATGTAATAAAATTATTGTTATTATTGCAAATCATTTCTGCAAAAGGCAAACTAGAAACTTCGTGTATTTTTTGTGCTACTTGTTGCATCGTGTCGGATTCGAAAAACCCTCGTTTAAATAATAATTGAAATCCCTTGGTTGTCTCTGTTTGTACCAGTTCTTGTTGCATAGTTATTGCTTGCTGCACCAAATTAATTTTTAATTCATGTGCGCGATTTTTTTCATATTGGGCGATGTCCGCAGTTAATGCGTTTTTAGTATATTCGTCATGCATAGCAGCAATTATTTTCTCTAGTTGTTTTCTCTGTTTATTTACACTTTTAGGCAGTTTCTCACAACATTCCATATATTCTAGCAAGACATTTGCGTCAATCTTCAAACAACTTAGAGACACAAATGATTTTAATTCTGACAATTCAGTGAAAAGACGGGACAGAACCATTTGGATGTCGTTATACATCATACTTTTATTGGCATAAGATATTAACTCATAGTCAGAACCATTATATTCACAAGTTTTACTAATTGTTGAATGTTGCTGTAGTTTCTGCAAAATCATTGTGTAAGAAATGCGAAATTGGCTCTTTAAATGTTGTGGTACTCCACTAAGCATATTTTTATAACTCATCGAATCCACGTCTGAAAATAGATTATTTAAATGTATTACATTTCCGACCGCATCTTGTCCTAGACGCCCTGCTCGACCAGCCGCTTGTGTCATTTCAAACGAATGTAACAAGCGATGTTGTCCTCCATCTTTTCCCGAATATTTAGAGATGCCCGTGAAAATGGTGGTTTTTACCGGTAAATTAATGCCGACGCTCATCGTTTCCGTGCAGAACAACAGTTTAATAAATCCGCGGGCGAATAAGATTTCTACTAATTCTTTAAGCACCGGCATTAACCCAGCATGATGAATTGCGATTCCTTTTTGTAATAATTTGATTAAATTAACATATTCGGGCAAATGCAAATATTCTTCAAAATTGGGGAGTCGCTCTCGCAATATTGTATCGCATTCACGTTCTACTGTATACGGAATCTTGCTGTCAAACTCCAGTAAATTAGTGGAAACTTCATGTGCGCATATTTCCAATTGTTTGCGACTAAATACATAACATAACGCAGGGAACATTTCCTCTTTTACCATGTGTTTGCATAACTGGTTTAGTACATACGCACGTTTTACTTTCACTCGGTTTTTTTCGAATAATGCCATTGTTTTTCGAATATTAGAATAATTAGTCTCGTGAAATATTCCATTGGCGTTTTGCAACAACAAAGGTTTGTCAATAATATTGCGAACTTGCTCTTGCACGGTTTTGTCCTTGACTAGTTTAAAAATTGCCGAAGGTGCCGCAATAAACGCATAATGCGTCAATGGAACGGCACGCAGTGTTTGTTTTGTTAAATATACTATTTTTTTATCTTTTTCTTCCTTTTCTCCGTATTTGTCGTCATGTTTTTCGTCATGTCTATTTTCTATCCAAGTAGCAAACCGTTCGGGGTTGGATAACGTGGCGGACAGCCCAACTATTTGAATATGAGGAGAAAGCATCATTAATGTATTTTCCCACACTGTACCGCGTTGTTCGTCTCCAATCATATGGATTTCATCAAACACTACACATCCCAAATCTTCCGCTATATTTATTTCAAAAGAGGTATTTTTATTTTTTATATCCGTGTCTTCTTTTGCATGTTGCAATTGCACTAGTTTATTATGCAGTATTTCCGTTGTCATAATAAGTACATCTGCATCTGGATTGCACCGAATATCTCCTGTAATGAGTCCAAATCGAATATGTGGATATTTTCGACTAAATTGGTAGAATTTTTCATTCGACAAGGCTTTGATGGGGCATGTATAAATTGTTTTTTTGCCGAGACGATGGAAAAATGAAAGAGCAAAATCCCCGCCAAATGTTTTGCCCGATCCAGTGGGAGCACAAATAAGCACATGGTTTCGAGATGCGATTGCTTCCACGCTCCATTTTTGAAAATCATGAAGTGTATAAGAATAATCGGTATAAAATTCTTGATATTTTTCCTCTTGCCCCAACGGATACGCCAAATTACATATTTTTACCATTTTATAAACAGACTACAATAACTTTGTACATTCTATACAAGTTGTTTTTTATTTCATTTTTTCATTTTGTTTTTTGTTAGTTTTATTATACACAAAACTAACAAAATTATTATTAAAAAATAAAAACAATGCCGATATTGGGGTTTATATACAAAAACAAACTTTGTTATTAACGCACAGATGACCGAGTGGTTTAAGGCGGTGGACTTAAGACCCACTATCTCAGGATGCGCGGGTTCAAATCCCGCTTTGTGCATTTTTTTTATTTTTTTTGTTCAACTCCTGTTGCTAAACTAGCGAGTCCAGACAAACTTTTCATGTCAAACCCTTTCATCATAGATTTAGCGTCTTCAATTAGAGGACCCATTTGCTGCATAGACTGAAACAGTTCTTTTTGTTGCGCCATTAATTTCGACGTATCTTTGGTAAGTTCTTTAATTCCGCCCGCCCCAAGTGCTCCCTCCAAGTTGCTATATGCGTTTTCCAACGTAGAAGCATAATCTATGCGAGAACTTGCACCCTTGGCGTTATTCTGGGATTTAGTCATGGAAGTCATTGCTTCCGGAACATCTTCTTCATCTTCTTCATCTTCTTCTACATTGGATGATGCAATAACCGCATTTCCTTTGTACATTTTTATTTTTGCATCTTTAATGCTCGGTGTTGTTTTCACGACCGCAAGTGCTTTGCGTTGTTCTGGGGTCATTTTATCCTCTACGTCTGCGTTTGTGTCTTCAATTTCTGTTGAATCGGTAGAAGTTGTAGTTGTGTCTTCCATGCCTTCGCGAAATGTTCTCATAGATACGAGCAAATTTGTCGCCAACACGGCAATCAGCAATACCACAGACATATTGGGGGTAATTTTGGATACAACCAAACTTACCATTCCGAAAAAGATGACGGCTTTAAATTTGTTGGTGGCTAAATATCCAAAAACAGTAGTAATGGCTAAAAATGCGGTGAAATACAAAAAATATTTGTTGGTGCTCATGGTAGAAAACTTGGCGGATGTTGAGTGAAGCAATTTAGTGGCTGTTGTGGCTATTTTTTCCATTTAATCTTATATAAGATTTTATATTTTTGTCTTCCATATTATTAATATTATAATATTATAATATTAATAATAATGAAAACCATATTAATAATAATGAAAACCATGTCGCAAACTTTTGCTAACACTAGTAAAAAATCAAAAATTCCGTTAAAATTAGAATATAAATCCAACACTAAATCCAAATCCAACTCTAAATATAAATCTAAAACGAAATCTAAAACACGAAAATCGCCGGGCAAAGTAATTCATCGATTTATGAAACAAACCAAAGCCCAACGACAATCTCATTTTTTGCAAAATATTTGTTCGGATTCTGGTTTATGTATTGCTTTTGGAACGGAAAATAATAAAATTAAAGAATTTTTTAATAATTTCGCCGCTTTTGATTATGTGGTTCCTCCTATTAATTCTATCGGCGTGCCGAGTGCCAATGGATTTATTAAAGAAATCAATTACCAGCATAAAAATTATACCGCTAATACTATTTTAAAATCCTCTATTAGTTATGAAGCAGACAATTTATTTTATGAATATTTTGTTGGTTTAACGGTAAATAAATGGACGAACTATTTCCCTTGTTTTGTTGAAACTTATGGCTTGTATAAATATAAAAACAACCCTGATTATGAAAACATAAAAAACACAAAACATATTTCAGACATATCGTTGTTAAAAAACGCCTTGGAATTAATAAGCACACCGAAAGATAAGTTACATAATTTTGATGTAAATGATACATGTAAAAATTCCAAGTATTATTCCGTGTTGATACAGCACATAAGAAACGCACCAACATTGATGAATAAACTAAATTCAATATCTAGTATAAACAGTTTGGCTATTTTAGCACAGGTTTATTTTGTATTGAAACCTCTCACTAATGATTTTGTGCATAATGATTTGCATACAGGCAATATAATGTTGTACCAACCAGCCTCGGATAAATATATATGTCTTCACTACTATTTTCCAGACAATAGTGTGATTGTATTAAAATCTTATTACGTGGCAAAAATAATAGATTATGGTCGGTGTTATGTATCCACCAACAAAAATCTGTATACATATTTATGTTCGAGACCAGATTGCGACGATTGCGGCGGCGCCAAGGGGTTTTGGATGCAATCATCATTAAACACCGATACTTATTATATTAGTTCGATAGTGCGTAACCCAAGTCATGATTTGAGATTATTTAAGTCTATATTTCCAAAAACGGTAAACTATAAAACGGATTTTGGTACACCCGCAAACACAAATAAAAACATAAATAAACCCAATAATGTATCCGATGCATCTGATTATTTAAAACGTTATTTTAATCAACCCGGAAAGATTTATTTTAGCGAAACCGAATTTCCTCCAGATAAAAAATTTGCCGATTTACACATCTACTTGGATATGAGTGCCTCAATGCGATTTACCAAAGTATAATCTTAATTATGTCATTGTTTTTAACTTATTATATTTTAACTCATTTTTTACATCAAAACGAATTATTATAATTATTTTCCAATTTTTTTCATTCTAAACTAACAAAAAATAATAATCATTTATTTTTTTGTTAGTTCGTTCATCTTTCAACCTCTAAAAATAATAAAAAAATAAAAATTTTAAAAATGATTTCATTTGCAATCTTTCCATCATTAAAAGCAAAAGTATGTTAAGCCTTTTAAATCCGAATGATATTCAAAAAAATAAAATAAACTTGGTTGCTATAAAGCAAAACGGCATAGTAGTAGTATTGATTATTTCGTTCATAATGTTTATTATGATATTTGTTAGTTAGATTGTTAGTTAGTATTTACACCTTTTTACATTTCAAACGCCGATTTTTTAACATTAGGAATTATAATTATTAAAAATAAATTAATATAAA